AGAGAGAAGCAAGGGGGATGCTTCCCCCTTGAAAACCCCCTCTTAATAAAAACCAGCAGCATCTAATAAAGGATTAAGAATATTTTGCATAGAAACACCGCTATTCATAATACCCGGAGTAGTAGACGCATTACGGTTACGATGCTTACTATAAATATTCTGCCAAAAAGCATTAGAATAATCATTACGCCTAAGCATAGAACCAAACTCATAAGGATTTTTGCCATAGTAACCAAGAGTCTTTTGTAAATCGGCTCGCGAAGCCTTGTAAACGTCATCAAATAGTTTAGATTTCATATCATTATCCAATTTGATACCACGAGTTTCTTCGGTGGCCTTATAAGCCTGTTGCATAGCGTAGTATTCATTAGCACCATTAAGAGCAGCACGAGTAGAAGCCTCGTAAAGGTCCATGAGGACTCTATCATCAAACCATTGATACTCCTTTTGCAAGAGGTTAGAACGTTCACTTGTAAAAGCTTGCTCGGTCATAAGGTTAGAAATCGTTTGAGCAGTGAGATTATTTTGCAAACGACCTTGTTTGAAACCATAGTTAAGCATATAATTGTTTTCCAACCACGTTTTAGCATAAGACTCCTCACCATTTTTAGACATCCATTTAGATGTAGTAGTATCATGTCCGAGCTTTTCCAAATTCTTATCCAAAAACGCACGAAGATATGAGTTTTGAATATTTTGGGCATTAGTCTGCGAATCAAGATTAGCAATTTCCGAACGTTGTTTAGCATATTGCATTGCGGTCTCATTAGCAGATTGCAAGACACCTTGAATAGACTGAAGCAGACCTAGTTTTTCCTGAACAGGATTCTGCATAGTGGTAGGTTGAGCGTTAGCATAGTTAGCGGAATCAAGTCCACGAGCATTACCGGCGTCACCTCCATCAAGCATAAGATTAGGATTTAAGCCGGCATCGAGTAAGCGCTGACGTTGAGCAGACGGAGTGTTATAAGCATTTTCACGATTCCATTGCTCAATATTCCAATCATTTTGCTTTGAAGCGAGAAGATAGTTATAGGCATTAGTTTCACGGGCAATAGCCAAATTAGCTTTATTAGTTCGGTCAGTAGATTTACCGATTGTACCTTCTTTATACACATAGTTACCTTGTAATAACTGATTATAAACGGAGCGGTCAAAAGATGTAGAGCCGTTTCCAATTGAGTTTGAAGCCATAAATTTAAGATTAGTAATTAATAAAAAAGCGAGGAGATAGGGGGGTACGCACCCCCCTAAAACCCCGCGGTGTTTTTCATAGTTTATTATTCCTTAGTTTTAGGTTCTTCCTTAGTTTTAGGTTCTTCCTTAGACTTGGATTGGGAAACATAACGCTCGAGCGAAGAACGCATATTTGCAGTATTCTGTCTAAGGTAGTTATACCAATCGGAAACTTCAGAAAGGGACTGAACATATTTCGATTTGATGAAAGATGCCAATTGCTCATCACTGAATTGTGCGCTGAGATTAGGCGAATTGTTAGGGCGAACATCGTTTAGCCAAGAGCGAAGTGTATCTACACCAAGAGTGCGCTCGAGGCGGTCTTGATTAAAGAGTAAGAAGACATCAGTATGTGAAAAGACAATAGTCTCATCACCTGTCTTGACTTCGGTGTGAAGCAGTTCATGAACGGGCGATTGCTCCGCAAAGATTTGTAGAGGTTGGTCACAAAGAGGACAACCTTTAAATAAACGTGTATCTGACATAGTTGTAAAATTCAAAGTTAGTAACTAATAAGGCATACCATCATAATCAAGATTACGAACAGCCTTGACATCAAAAAATGAGTTGATGAGTAAACAGTCAGTATCTACTGTACTATCCGGCGATACGAAGAAAATAGACTTATTGCTAAGAATCCACGGGTTAACCTTTAAGAACGGGTACGAATAATTAAATAAGAAGCGTCCGTCTGCACCTACGAACATATCTCGGAGATAATCCGGAGAAATAGGAGCAACCCAATGGGTCATAGTAGTACGGAAAGCACCATTAACAACGTCAATAGAAGTCTTCCACGGGAGGTAGCGAGAACCATAACCTACGAAATCAGTAGGTAAAGTAATATCACCACCGGATTTTTTATTCTCGAGGGTGTAGCGGTCATTACTGATAAGAGAGCCGGAGAAAGATTGCATACCGATACTATCAAATTCGGGAATAGGATAGTCGTTAGCATCCGTAGTCAAAAGGGTTTGGTCGATACCGGTATAGTCATAATCGAGAAGCGGAACTGCATGATAAATGCACATCAAAATGCCATACTCACCTTTAGACTCAAAATGAATCTCCTTAGAGTTGTTAGAGCCAGTACCATTACCTTTGATATTAGGTTGAGCGTCCGGAGTGTCAAGAGTAGAGTTAACCTCCTCATTTATGTCAATGTTGGACGAAGAGCCACCAAGATAGGTAGAAAGGTAACCGAGGTGATTAGACGGGCGGACACCGAAATGCTTATAGATTTGTTCGCAATAGTCATGTCCATCCGGTAAGGATATTTCTTTCCAACGCTGAAGCGCTTGTTTTTCACGCAATTGCAGAATATCGAACGAAGCGGAGAATTTTTGAGCAACATTAGAAGCAACCAAAGAAAAGTTATGAGTATGCGGAGAATTAAGCAACGAACCATACTGAAGCGGAGAGCCATCAGATTTAGTCAATAAATTACCTTGAAAACCATCGACAGTGACAGATTCAGACGGAGAAACAAATGCCTTATCTTTAGGACTATAGAGACTTGCAGCAGCCTGAGAAATAGAACCCTGAACGGAAGATTGAGAAGATGGAAGAGTACCATTAGAAACGACAGAAGCCACGTCACTATACTGAGATTTAGGGAGGAGTCCCATTATCATATCCTTTTGCCAATTACAATAGCGGAGGTCAAACATGCCAAGCTGATTAAAATAGGTAGAGGTTGCATCATAGAGAATACCGGAAGCTTTGAGGAAATTAAGGCGAGAAGTGTCTCCATTATAGACAGAAACGTAATCTATATTATAAGCAGATGGATTCGCAGATTCCCATTCGGGACGGCGGAAGAAGTCTTGGTAGATTTTTTGATAAGCGAGTAGCGGGAATGGTGATACGGCAAAATTTTTAGCATAACAGCCTTTTTGTTTTGCAGAGGTTGACGAGGGGAAATCAGTAGCAACTTTAATGTAATCGTCAGTAATACGACCATATCCGAGGTAAGACATGAGTTTACCAAAGAGATGCGCACGGCTGAAGCCGAAGAAGTTATTACCGACTGATTTATCTTGCGCGGCAATAGAGGAAGGGTTGTATCCGGTAGACAATCCGGTGAGAATAGAAGGAACGCCCTCTTCAACAGAACCTACTTCAGCCCAAGGGGCGAAAAGTTGTTCAAGGGTGAAATACGGAAGTTGAGAAGAAACAGAAGCATTTTGCTTAAGCGAAACGGCAGACACGGGATTGTCTTTCATTTGAGTAATAGCAGTAGGAAAGTTTTTCCAAAGCAAATGCATAGGAACGAAAAACCAGTCGTAGTACTCCTTAATACGAGTATAAGCAGCCGTGGAAACGGGTTGCGTGCGAGTGAAATGTTGAACTTGTGCGGTGAACTTATCACCGGGGATTACGAACTTCCAATAGACAGGCAATAACTCACCTACTTTGGCGGTGAAAGCATTTTTGTTGGAAAGGTCAAAACCACTTCTATGGGTGTGGTTTTTCAAGTCTTTAAATTGAAATAGAGATGTTGACATATGTATAGATTTAGTTAGTAAAAAACATTGTTAGCGTCATTGTGCATTTTACGCATTAGTTTACGGAGGTGTATTTCAACGTCCGAGACATCAAAAGATTTAGCGATATTAGATAGTTGTAGAACAGAATAATAGGTATTGCGTCCATCAAGATATGTAGTTACAAAATCATGGTAGGATATGCGTAGAATTTTATGCCAATTATCGAGGTAAAAAGGCAAAAGGTTACGAACATAAGAGGATTTATCGGTGCAAGCATCAGATAAAGCGACTTGCGCAGAGTAGAAATCAGAAAGTTGACGGAGAGCAACGTCCGACCAAAATTTATAGATAGAGCGGACTTTATCTAAGTTAGTATCATAGTCGACAGAGCCGTCACAACAAAATTCTATGAAGTGTTTAGATGTGTACAAAAGGGATTCTATCCGCTGAATTTGTTGCGGATAGAAACATTTAACGGGTTTGAGACCTAAGAAATAATAGAGCCAATCAAACATAGGTATGGAATGATTAAGCAGAGCGGAGTGCAGAGCCTTTGCAAGAGAGGGGACAGATTGATAACCTACAACGTTTTGGGCGGTGTAGTACAAGCGATAAAGGCCAACTGCGTTCGCAGAATTGAGCCGAGAAAAGCCATTACATTTGGGGAAAAATAGTAGTTTAAGCGACCGGCTTGGAAAGATTTCAACGGATTTAGAGCCAAGCAGGCGATTGTGGGAATTAACAAGGAAAGAGGCATCCGCATATATCTCTTTTTTAATATAGCGGTAATAAGACGTACCGAAGTATTTAGAATGCGAGGAGAACGGACATAAGAAGCGATTTTGATATATAGGGGGTAAGTCGCAAGCGCTATTGATATAAGACGAAACGTAGTTAGAAGCGTGTCCTCTTGATTTAGAGTAATTGACACGACCAAAGCGCCACGCTTGACGTATAGCTTTTCCAATAACCGAGGAGATTTCGGAAGAGTTGAAGTAAAAGAGGAGGTGGAAATGTATACGGAAAGATTTAGGTCCGTATTCTGATACAGCGTAGTAACGGATTTTTTCATTTATGCCATATTTACGTTTAAGAATAATGCGTAGACGTTTGAGGAAGTTTTGTAAATCAGATTTAAGAGGGTATGAAATGTGCATGCCACCAAGTTTGCATTTGTTACACATCCGGATAACTTTTCCAATAGGCATTTTAACATCAAGGGCGAGAGCATTGCCATAGTTATCCTTATCCCTACGACAGACAGAAAAAATATCGAAAATGTTATCGCCATTATAGCCGAGGTAAGCCTTTGGTATAAAGTGTTTAGAGTATGTAAGAGTAGCAAAATAAGTATAGGCATTATCGCTAGACTCACATTCACAAAGACGTGAGAAATATGCTCCACGCTTGTTTACACAATAGGCGCATTTGCCACAAGAGGCGACTATTTTGTCACCATGGGAGTTATAAACAACTCGAGGGCGTAGACAGGTATGGAGCAATCTCTCAAACATCAATAACAAAATTTTAATTAATATGTAAAGAACGAATGTTACAGCGGGATTTGGTTACCTCCTAAAGCACCGAGAATTGCGGTAAGAATGTAGGAAAGCCATTTTATAAGATTCTTTTTAGCAGTTGGTTTCATTTTATATTTGTTTAAAGTTTAACGTTTAGAACCCTCGTTTTCGGAAAGTTCCGGATGAGAAACAAAGTCAGGAAGTTCTTGAATTAAAAAGATAGAATGCGGAAACTCAAACATGAGTGTTTGAATCTGTTCAGCCGGACAGCGCACCAAGTGCGGTTTAGCGTTAGGGATTTTCGTAGTGGTGATTGACACAAGGTAATTGATAGTTTGTTCCATTTTTTTTTATTTAGAGTTAATAAAATTCGACAAAGTTCCGCAATTAACGAAACCTTTAACCTTATAGTGAATTTGTTGCATTTGTCCTTGCTTATCAAAATAAACAAGATGTATGACACGGACATGACTACGAAGTTTGTACAAAGACAGCAAGACCTCACAAAGAGGAACATCGGTGAATTGAGCCATGGCACTATAGTTATACCGATAGTAATAAGAGCCACTACTGGTCATCTTATGATAAATAATATCCAAAGACTTAATGCAGTAAGGGGAAAGTTTTTGTAATAACCTGATAATTTCGTTCTTAGTCATAATTTTGTATTTTAAAAGTTAATAATTAGTCCTATAATTTGTATTATGATAAATAGTGTGCGGCTGATAAATAGCATACGTCTTGCCGATACCGTCCACTTCGGTCACATAAGTATCCCAGCCGTAAGCTTGCGCACCTTCTCCCTCGCCCATATGCGAGTGGTCAAAAGCATCGAAGTCCGCTCCGCTGCCGTGGTATACACGATGCTCACGGACTGAACTGCTGTTAACCTCCTCGCGCTCGGCCAAGCCTGTCGTGTCTTTGAACTCTTCACCAACCAATGCGTCAGATACCGAACGGATCATCTCGGCCAAAGGCTTGCCTTCTGCGTTTCAAGCGCACGTTTTGAGTAGGAATATTCTATGATATGGGCGTTGCCGTCATTGTGCAAGCCTTTGTTTTGTGGCTTGAAATAACAATGCTTATTCCCTCGCTCTCATTATTCTCATAATTTGTTGCAAGTGTTCCAAGATTGTTCCGTCAGCACTTGAAATGACAGTGGCATTATTAGTGGCTTCGGCTGCTATCATCGCGGTTTCAAGTGCTGATTTTTGTTTGCCGCTTAACCGCCCTCTTCCGTTCAGTCTGTCTATGACTCTCTGCATCTCTTCCGAATCAGTCACCACGTCAAGTCCACCTTTGCGCATACGCTCCACAAGGTTGTCCCTCAGTTCCCGCTCCTCCGCTTCATTCTCAGCCTCTCTCGCACTTCTGTTCACACCTTCGCCCTCCTTCAACGCACTCTCAAACTCTGCGAGAAGTCTGTCGGCGGCCTTCATCCTGCGCGCACCTTCCTTGTCGCCTCTGTTCTTGAAATACTCGACCATCCTCGCCACTGCGTCACGCAGACGGGCAAGGATGCCCCTCTCTCCTCTCAGCGACTCGGCAAGACGCTTCAACGCATCCTTGTCGTTCAACGCCTCTCCAACGATGTCGCACGTCACCTCCTCGGCAAGTTTCCCCTCGGCATAAGCATTCAACTTGCGCTTCTTCTCAATGCGTTCATTCCATTCCTTCTCGCCGACGACCTCCATAGCCGCCTTCTGCAAAGCCTTGAACTTACCACCGTCCATCCGCTTCACTCCGTGCGCCACCTCGTGCCCCAGCACCTGCACCAACGGGTTCTCGGCATCCTTTGCGATACGGATCACTTTCTTGTCCGCGTCTATCGTTCCGTTCTCCTCCATCGTGTCCACCCATTCCACACGATAGCCCAACGCACCTGCGACCTCCTCGGCGTCCTTGCGCTCCGCCTCAGTCAGCGGTTTTTGCTTTGGCTTGTCAGCCTTGCGTTTCTTCTCCTCCTTGTCGGCAATCCCGAGATTCAATAACGAAGTGCAAAATTTTCGTACTGAATAGCCACCACATTTTTGACGCACGAGACTTAATGGCGGATTGGGGATGGGGCTTCACAAACCCACAGCCCCTCCCCAATCCGATATTAAGTCGCGCAAAAGGTAACTTTCAACTTGCAATACAAAAAAAGGAGACCGAAGTCTCCCTGAGATTAACTAATTTTGTGTTGCATATGTATAAACAATTAACCTCGGAGCAAAGGTCGCAAATTTTCGTCTTGCTCCAAAAGAAAATCAAGAGAAAAGAAATCGCCCTTCTTGTAGGGTGCAGTCAGTCGACGCTCAGCCGTGAGATCAGGCGTAATTCAACAGATAAGGGCAACTATCTGTGGGATAAGGCTCACGCAAAGGCAATGGATCGCCGTAAGCGTACCACAGCCAACCATGCAAAGGATCCCGCAATCGTTTGGGAAGCCCTGGATCTGCTGAAGGAGGATTACTGGTCGCCCGAACAGATATCGGCGGATATGAAAAGCCGTGGCAAGAATATATCCCACTAGCTGATATATCGTCATATCCGTGCCGACCAAAGCGGAGAACTCGCCTCTTACTGTAGGCACAAGATGAAATACAACCGTCATGTACGACCCAACAGGACTACCAAAGTAAAGAATATCCCTGACCGCGTAAGCATCCACCAACGCCCGGCAGAAGCCGACGGGACACGTTTCGGAGACTGGGAGATGGACACCATAGTTGGCAAGGACGGCAAGGGGGCCATCTTGACCCTTACCGAGAGAAGCACCAACATGATACTCATGGAGAGGCTGCCCGAAGGCAAGCATCCCGAGCCGCTGGCTAAAGTGGTGGTCAGGCTGCTGTTCCCTTATAGAAAAACCATACGCTCCATAACAACCGACAACGGTTCTGAGTTCTGTGCGCATAAGCTGATCTCCAAGGGATTGGCGCCAAAGGGCGCGACGGATCCGAACCTCGTGTTCTTTGCCGATTCATATTGTTCATGGCAGAAAGGTTCAATTGAGAATGCAAATAAACTTATACGGCAGTACATTCCAAAAGACACTGACTTTTCAACCCTGACGGATGCCTTTATACGCAAGATTCAGCACAAAATCAACCGCAGCCCACGTAAAAAAACTAAATTTTGAAACCCCAAAGGATGTTTTCTTCCGACAAATTAATAATTTTGCAGTTGCCGGTTGAGAGTAGGCCTTGTCGGCAATCTCCTTAGCCTTGTCAAAAACGCTCTGCTTCTCTTGCTTCTTCTCCGGCTTTTCGCTACCTTTGTCAGCGGAAGCAGTGTGCGGCGTAGCTTTGCCTTCAATGACTTTGGTTGTAACGCGATTGCCATTGTCAGCTGCTTCCTTGTCATAAGCCGTCAAAATCCAGTTTTTGTCGGCTATTTTTTTACCTCCCTCTCTGAAGTTTTTTCGGGTCAAACCGAAATTGCGGTGCATATGTTAAATTGAGCCGGATGGAATGTTAAAGTTTCATGCGTATAGTTTGACGAGTCGG